TCTATAATTCATGGTCTGTCCTCCTCTTTTTCGTATTGAAACTTGATGATTTTCATCTGGATGGCCTCCGTCTCGTCCTCAAATTTTTCGGACTCTTCCGATCCCGTCCAGAGCGCCAGCACGACGCCCTCGTCCTCTAGATCGAGCAGATTCTCCGACAAGGTCCCGATCACATCGGCTTCGCAGTCCAGGATCCCCTTCGCGCTGGTAGTGGTATTCCCCATGATCGCCTCGGTCTCCTTGTGCGATCGCACGAATACGGCGATCGAGACATTCATGGCGAGCACCCACTGGCCACCCGGCGTTTCAATCCCCTTTATCACTCCGTCTTTGACGGCGCAGGAGGGGAATTTTCTTCCTGCCGGAATCCTGTAGAGATCGTCGGTGATGTAAATATCGCTGTCCCTCATGTACGATATGCCGCCCTGTAGGGCCGTTTCAATCGCAGCCAGGAGCGGCTTCATCGATGAATTCATGACGTCACATCCTCCGCCAGGATCCGGTTGAATATCCGAATGTCCTCATCCTGCAGGACCAGGAACTCCCGCGCGGGGATCTTCACCTGTTTGAGCGATCGCCAGCCCACACCGGGTATGTTGATTTTGAGGGCCTTCCCTGACTTTGGTTTGATCACGCCTCCCAGGTGCTGGATGCGCGCGTATTTAACCGACGTGCCCCAGGTGATCATCCGTGTACCCACGGAAAACGTGATTGATCGGAGCAGCCGGGCCGTTTTCAGGAGGGTTTTTCCGCCTGTCTTCGATGCCCGGATTGAGGGCTTCCATTTCTGTGGCCGCCCGCCCGCCGCGAATGTTTTCGCGATGGAGCGCAAGCCGACTCCCCCCATCTGACGAAGCGCACCTTCCGGATTCTCCATCTTTTTTGTCGCCTTTTTCAGTGTGGCCTGCGCCTCGGCGTCTTTTACGAGCCAGCGGATCCCGAGCATCAGAAATCCTCCATCGTTGTGCGGGTAAAGATCCGGTCTTCATTATCGATCTCCGGCGCGTTGCTTGCCGGCGTCGAGTCGGGATCGTTTTCGCCCAGGGATATGAGACCTTTTGAAACATTGAGCAGGAATTTCACGGCAGCCGCGTAGCGGTCCTTCCGGTCGTCCGGCGCGCCCTTGCGCCGCGCGTAAAGGTTATAGATCGCGATATCGACGGAAAACTTCCGGATGATCGCCGGGACGGTCGAAAACGGTACCGAATATCGCTTGCCGCAGTACCCGTCGATCTCGGCGTCCGCGTCGGCGATGGCGCGTGTTACCATGTCATCGTCGACCTCGCCCGCGTCAGCGTCGTCGGTCAGCTGGATGAGGATATCCTCATCCAGCTGCTCCAGTATGTCGGTTTGCAATGCGTACGGCATCGGTTAGTCCTCCGCCGCCTTGTCTTTCGCCTGCTGCTCCTCGTGCTTTTTCAGGCACTCGATCAGCTCCGCCTTTTTCATCTTCTGGAGGTCGTCGACTGGCTGGAAGTTCGCGATCTTTTCGAGGATCTGGGCCTTTGTCATCTCGTCGTATGGATCCCTGTCGGCCACTATCGAGACGACGAGAACCTTGTCCGCCTGGAGCCGTTTCATCTCCTCGGCGGTGAACCTGTCGTCGGGATACTCGACGGGCACTTTCGTGTGGGCGATCCCGCAGCGCCTGCGTCCGTCCCGTTTGCTCTTGATTGTGATCATGGCTTTCTCCTTGTCCCTTAAAAAGGCGGCCGGCGCGTGGCCGGCCGCGCTATTACTAAATCAATCGATTTACGGCGCTATCAACCGGCGCCGGTGCTGCCGTAACTCATCTGCCAGAGACCATACCCGCCGGCAGCTCGCGCCTCGGCGCCGAACTTGAATGTCCCGCGGTTGAAGACGTCATCGTTGTCCATGCCCGTCTGCTCGACGAAGACCGGTTTCTTCCGCTCCTGGTAGATATACGGCTTGAGAGGCCGCTTGGTCACGTGGAGCATCCAGGCCGTGGCGCTGGTGAGCCAGGGATTCACGATGAGCTTCGCCGTGCCGTTCCAGGGATTCGGAGATCCGTCGGTCAGCTTCGCGTTTTCCGTCAGCAGTCTGCCCGTCGCCTCCAGGGCCGGGGGCACCTCGAGGGTGTCGGGAATCAAGCCCAGGGGACGCCCCTCATCGTCGGTCATGGACATGATGGCCAGCCGCGCCGCGCCGTAGCTCGCGGCCGCGAGCACCGTGGTGGCCGCGGAGAGCGCCGCCGTGCCCAGGTTCGACATGGTTGACTCACCCACCGGATGATCGTCGTCGTAGAAATACTGGCCGTCGTAGCAATCGTTCTCGAAGGCGTCGTTTTTCAGATCGGCGACGATCTCATCGGGGAGGTTTTTCGCCGAGTACCCCGCTTCCTGTGCCTGGGGGCCGTAGATGCCGAGGGTATCGTCCTCGATATCGTTTCGCTTGACCTCGACGGTGGCCTCCCAGTCGTCATTGACGATGGTGTACTTGAAGGCGGAAAGTTGTTTTATGACCTTGTCGCCCAGCCATTTCCGCATCTTGGGGAACCGGGAGAGCCAGGCGTAATCATTCTGGCCGCTGCCGGAAGGGACCAGCATGGCCGTCTCCTGCCACTGGCTGGGCGCACCCTCGAATGCCTTGTTGAATGTGGTTTTCAGCGAGACGAAAACCGCAGCGATGGTTGCTCTGTTTATTAACATGTCGTTATCCTCCTTTGTCGGATATTTATTCGGTTATGGCGTTCCGTCGGAGCAGACCGGAATGCCTCAGTTAACTGGTCAATATTTTCTTTTTATACTCGATCCACGCTGCCAGAAGGATCACATCATCGGTGCCAAGTGTGCCGTCTTTGGGCTGCAGGGTGATCTCCATCGCCGCGGGATATGCGGTGAGGTTTGCCAGCGCCAGCGTAAGGGTCACATGCTGCACCGTCTTCGTTGCGGTGGCGCCCCCCATCGCGTCAGTATCCCCGCCGAAATCGGCATCTGCATCGTAGAGAGCTGCCACCACGTTGTTGTATGCGACTACGGTGAACTTTGTGGCATCCCCCTCCGTTGCCCCGACCTTAGCCGCCAGGATGTGGAGAGTCATATTGGCAGTGATGTCCGCATCAGGCGGGATGATCACCTTTGTTGCCACCGCAGTCGGTGTCCCGTGATTGTTCCAGCGAATGCCAAGCCCTTCGGCCGTGACGCAGAATCCAGGGAGAGGATCGTCGGCGTTTGAAAAGGCAGCCAAGGCAACCCCTGCATCGGTAATGTTCGGCATGGGAATCTGGATAACGCCCTTGGTTGTAAGCAGGCCCTGATAAATCTCCGCGAGTGCCGCCTCCACCTGTGCCGCGGAGGTAAAGGTCCCGGAGTCCAGTATCGATACCGCGCTTGCCGCATGGGCCTCAGATGCGTCGGCGATATGGGTGGCCACATCGGCCTGCTGTATCGCCGGGGTGATGTCCACCCAGGCGTGAGTCGTGTCGATATACTTCGCGATGATCCCGACATAGATGTTATGGGTTACGTTTGCCGTGAGATCGACCGTGGCATCATCGGCAATGAAGACATTATCGCCCACATTAGCCGCAGAAATCGCCGTCCCTAAGAGCATCTTGAAGACGCCCTGTCGCTGGATCAGCACGGTCTCGTCGCCATCTGATCCCGCCGAGTTGTCAACGTATTCCTGCGCGATCCCGACGAAGATGGTGCTCGCCGTATCGGCACCGGCGATGACATACCCCGCCGCATTTACCGAAACGAGCGCGCCGGCATAGATCGTGTCGGCGTCATCCACCGGAAGGACGAGTAACTTCCCGCCGGTATAGTCCATTGCCTTGTCCGCCGAGAGCGCCGTCGCCCAGACGGGAGCCGAAAACAGCAGCATGAAGACCATAATGGCCGCCAGGATGCTGAACTTTTTGGTTTTCCATGTTCTCTTCATAGCAAAAGCCTCCTTGTTGTTTGTAAGGTGTGGATACCGTTATCCGTTATCCGTTATCCGTTTTTCATTTTCCGGCTACTGCTCCGCTTCCGGGCCGAACTTCTTAAAGTCATCGTCGGAGAGGCCCATCTGCTTGTTGATCGTCTTCTGCACCTCGTCGGGCAGATCCCCTGTCTTGACATGCGTCATGGAGAGCTTGTCGAGCGGGATCACGCTTCCGGGCTGGCGGGCCAGGACGATCTTCCGGAACTGCTCCGGCGCATTTTTCGCCAACTCACTGCCCCAGTCCTTCAGCTCGGCAGGGGATATCCGCCCCGTTTTCAGGGCCTCCTGCACCAGGTCGTCCTGCTCCCTGACGATGAGTTTGAGCTCCAGCTCCGTCACCTTCGCTGCGAGCTTCGCGGCCGGGGTTTCAAGGGCCTTCATGCCCGCCACGATCTTGACGAGATCGGCGGCGGTCGCCTTTTCGTCCGCGCCGAGGGCCGTCAGGACCTCTTTGCAGGCGATAATCTTTGCCGCGTCAGCCGCCTGTGTGGAGGCCTCCGCGAGTTTCGTCTCCAGGTCGGCGCATTTGAGTATTACCAACGCCACCCCATCCTCAGCCTTGTCGGAGGCCGGAGCCCCCGCCAGCTTCAACATCTCTAGAATCTTTTCCATGCCTTTAGCCTCCTCGTTAGGATCATGCCCGATGGCGGCCAGCGCCGTCTCCATCTTTGCCATGATCGGTTTCAAATTATCGGTCCCCGGGAAATTTGTGAGAGCGACGCTGTCAATAACCATGACCCGTTTCGTCGACACCCCGGTCCACATAACGGGCGAAAAATACCGGTATTCCCTGTTTTTCAGGTATTCCTTCGCCTTCTCCGTCCACTCAACCACCGCCCACAACCCTTCGCGCCCCCGGTTGGCGAGCGTTTTGATCCATCCCGCCGCCGGCGCCTCTCCTCCCTTTTCCGTCTGGTGCTCGTAGTCAATGACCATGTCGTTTCCCCTTTTCAGGAAACGCGCGATGATGCTGGCCATCGCCTCGTCGTCGATGATCGCCTTCTGTTTATCGTGAAACGTGATTTCGCCGTACGGCAGAAGCTGGAACTCGGCCGGCACGCCGTCGATCTCTCTTACAAGTATATGGAGATTCATCGGGTTTTCTCCTCCTCTCGATATTGCTTGACCAGTTCATCCGGATATTTTTCGAGATCCGGAGTCCAGGGCTGTTTCGCCGGGTTTGTCGCGAACCCGGAGTCGGGCATCAGCGGCCGGGCAGGGAGCTTGTTCCCGACGGCGTCGATCGGCTCGAT